AGCGCCGACGATGGGGAACGGGGAGCCCTCGACGTAGCCGACGGCGCCGCGACCGAACATCGCGCCCGCACGGTCGGCCCCGGCGTTCGCCGTCGGGACGCGCGAGGAGACGAAGATGTCGACGCCGTTGAACATGCCAGCGAAGCCCTGGCCCTTAATGTTCAGCATGTCCTGCGTCGCCATGACGTACTGGGTCGCGCCGTACTCCGCGCGGAGGCTCGACTGGAAGTCGGCGAGCTGACGCGGGTGAAGGATGGCGATGTAGGGACCCGGCACGCTGGCGAGCGTGAGGGCGAACTGCGCGGAGTAGAAGTCATCAACACTCATATCCACGCCCGAAACGCCGGCCGTGGTCGTGAAGCCGTCCGTCACGTCGCAGAGCGCGTTCTGGAACGCCATGACCGTGCTGCCGACCATGCTCTCGGCGAGACGCTGAGCGTTCAGGCCGATCGAGTCGGTGATCGCGCCGCCGAGATCCGTGAGGTCGTAGCGGAGCGCGAAGCGACCGATGGTCAGCGTGGCCGCGGTGGAGGTGAGCGTGGTGTTCGCCACGACCGCGCCGTCGGCGGCGGAGCTCAGGAGGTCCGACCCGTCGAGACCGACGATGGGCACCTGGAGCGCCGCGGAGCCACGGCCCGCCATGTTGCCGAAGTTGATGAGGCTCGGGTGATTGTGGAGGCTCGCGCGGTCGGCGAGCTTCAGAACGATCTCCTGAGCGAGGACTGCGGCAACGCGGGCGTTGCCACTGAGAGTCGAGTATTCGGTGAGAGCCATTGTGGCGTACCTCTGAGATGATGGTTGTTCGTCATCCCGGCGTCGCTGATACGGGGCTCGACCCGACGGGTACGCGTAGACTAGCGCATCGCCCGCCTACGCGCACGCGTCCAGCTGCTAGCGGTCCAGCCCGAGGATCGCCGCGCGTGCGGCCTTGTACTCGGCGGGGCTCATGCGCGAGATCGCCTCGGGCGAGTACTGCGACGGGGCTCCCTTCGGCGCGTTGGTCGCGCCCGCGTTCGCGGCGGGAGGAGGCGGCGCCGGGGGAGCGGAAGGCGCGGGAGGCGCTCCGCCCTCGGGCATGTACGCGCGCACTGCCTTCGGGAGCTTGTCGCCCGCGAGCCACTCACCGAGAGGAGGACGGCCTTCCGCGGGGAGGCGATCGTACGCCATCCGCACGAAGTCCATGCCCTCCTGGTCGGTGATGCCGCGGGAGAAGAGCTCGCGTTCCGTCTCCCACTGCGTGCGCGCCTGGGAGAACTTGGTCTCCCATTCGGCGGCGGTCGCCTTGTAGGTGTCCGCCTGCTTCACGAGCTCTGCCTGTTGGTCGAAACGGCTCTGAAGTTCAGCGTAGCTCTCGCGGAGCTGCTTGCGTTCGGCAGACAGGGCGCGGATGCGGTCCTCGGCACGCGAAGTGCCGACATCGTCGGGGGTCACGGTCTCGTCGGGCATGGTCACTCCTTGCGGGTTGCTTCGTAGGCCCGCAGGACGCGTCGTGCCCACGCGCGTCCCGAGTCGCCGCCCCACAATAGCCAGGCGATGCGACCCGCGGAGGGGTAGCCGGGAGCCCCACGCCGTGCGGCGGGAGCCTCTAGGTCAATCTCATGTCGGTCGAAGTACGCCACCATGCGCCGGATGGTCTCGACGGAGACCACGGAGCGGTTGGCCAGCTGCGTCGCGCGACGTGCCCCGATGGGCGTGCCGCCTCGATTGAACTTCTCGCGCAGTTCTAGGCCGCGCTTCGCCTCGCGAGCGACTGCCGGAGGCGCACGGAACCCTGCGCGGGCCCCCTCCTCGAGGAAGCGGCGCAACACGTCTGGGTGCGTAGCCGCCAGGTAGCGGCGCTGGCGCTCACTGACGATCGGCACTCGCTTCTCCTGCGTCCATCTCAGACGTGGGCGCCATCTCTTCCTCGGAGGTCGGGGCGTCGCCCTCCTCCTCCACGTCGGCCTCTTCGGCAGCTTCGTGCTCGAGCTCGCGCGCCTTGTTCATCGCGTCGATCTCGGCGAGCATCGCCGCGGCGTCCTGTTCGGTGAGCGAGTCATCGAAGAGGCGCAGAGCTTCGACGCGGGTCATCAAACCTGCGTCCAAGAGCTCCAGCGCGTGCTTCCTGCGTGCGTCGAGCTCTGAGCCGGACAACGGAATGGAGCGGTACTGTACCGAGTACCCGCCTTCCGGGTACTTCGTGTTTGTGACCCGGTTGAGCAAGATCGCCGCGGTCATCACGAGCTGCTCGTCCGAGGCCCGGAACGACTGCGCGTAGGACCTCTGCGCGTCACGCTTCGACTCATTCGACAGGGCGATGGCGTACCCGCTACGCGCGGTCCCGCCCATCCGCTGAATGTCGGCGGGAGACACGCCCGCGTCCTGCGCGAGGCGGTTGGCGCACGCCGCGATGGTCTGCTCGAGTGCGGTCACGTCCGCGCCGGCCTGCCACTGTCCGATGACCGGTTGCTGTTCGTCCACGGCCCGCAGCATGAGCACGGTCGCCGGGTCGGAGACGACCTCGCGGCGTGCCGAGGCGACGTCGCCCTGGATGGTTCCGCCCTGCGGCTCCGCGCCGACGATGTACCGCTGCGGCCACGACGAGTCCTTGATGGCGTGGAAGAGCATCGAGTACGTCACGGCGATGTTCAGCGACCCCTCAACCACCTCGACGCCTTCCCACGCGTCCCAGAGACGGTCGCCGATGCGCTCCGCGTGGTACAGGACGTACGGCAGGATGGGGCGCCCGTCGTTGCGGCGGTACGGGTAGGCAGCGCCCGAGTAGTTGCCACCAAGGTAGACCGCGCTCAGGTCCTCTCCGACCTTCCCGCCGTCGATGTAGGCGCGGACTTCGTAGATCGGGTTCTCCGGGTTGGAGATGTCGAGCACGTCCCACGTCCACCGGGGCTCGCCCTTCTCGTCCAGGCGCTCGCGGAGCTCATGCACCGACACCGGGTAGTCGGGACGGTCGGCGAACGACCGCGCGATGGTCATGTCGGGCGCAACAGGACGGAACGTCAGGCGACCGTCGGCGCTGACGTGCACGCGTTGCCAATACTCACGGCATCCGACGACCAGCTGCTGGAAGCGGTTCATCGTCGCCCACAGACCCGACCGAGAGATCGTCTCCGACAGGAAGACGGCGTTGTTGATCGTCGGATGCGTCACGTCCGGAGGCATCACATATAGGGCACTTAGGGATCGGGCTATCTGCCTAAAGATGTTGCTGCTCATGTCTGGGTACCCCCACGCCGCCTTACGCACCGTGCCCAGATGGATCTGGAGACGGTTGTGGAGGTCCTCCTCCCACGTCCCCTCGAGCAAGCGACGACGGAGGCGGGTATGCTCGATGCGGCGGACCTCGTAGGCGTCCGAACTAATGACGGGGACGTTCATCCGATCCTCACGGCGTGGGGGACGTATAGCCGTCGCGTGACGAGCTCGATCGCACCATAACGCAGGGAGTCAATCCCGTGCTTATGCTCATCATCCGAGCCGTCCCACATCTTCAGGTCCTCAATCAGCTGCTTGCAGCGCGGATGCACGATGAGATCGTGTCGCAGCATCGCCGAGTTGAGGATGCGGACGCCTTCGTAGATCGAGCCGGCGGGTTTCCACGCGGTGTGAACCCGGAAGCCGAGGGCGCCGATGGGCAAGCGGAGCTCGCGCTCGAACCCCTGCATGAGCAAGGCGTTCGACTTCTTCCCGCCCCAGCGCCTGCCGCCGTGCTTACGGTCGCCCGTCCACCTGTCGACGGACTCGACACGCATGTTGTTCCGTCGAAGCATGGCGAGGATGTCTCGCGCGTCCTGCTCGGGCGTCGTCGCGCCGTTGCTTATGCTCTGGTCCAGGATCCAGAAGCGCGGGTTGCCCTCGACGCCGCCAGCGCGCGACACGACGCAGAGGGTCGCGACCTGGCTCCCGCCCTCGGACCCGTGGTCGATGCCGATGCCGACCTGACACTCCCCCTCGGGCAGAATGTCCGAGACGTGCGCGATCGGGTCGAAGCCCGAGAAGATGCGGCCCTCGGAGAAGCCTGCGTCCCAATCGCCGTGGATGCGCTGGCGCCGTTCCATCGGCAGGATCTGCGCCTCTAGACGGTCGATGTCTTCCTGCGCGAGGAGGGGGCGCCCGCCGATGGGCGTCGTGTTCTCAACTGTCAGCGGGAAGTGCAGGTCCTGCACGACGCGCTTCTCGACCAGGTCGCGCAGCCACCCAAGCGGCGCACCGATGGGCGTCAGCGTGACGGCGATACGCCCGCGGTTGCGCATGACGCGCGGGACCAGCTCGGACCATACGGCCTGCGGGGGCGGTTCGTCGATCATGACGTAGTCGATAGTCGAACCCGCTAGCGCAAGGGCACCTTGGTTCACCGTGCGGATTCTCAGAACGCTCCCATTGAGGAAGCGGACCACGGGTGTCTTGCCTTTCAGGCCCCGCCCTGGGGTGTACGTAGTCTCTGGGTCGATAGCGTCCTTAGGGAGGAGGTTCCAGAGCTTCTGCTGAATGCTCAGGCTCTGCTCCCACGACACGACCACGACCCACGCCTCGATAGGGGCGGCGCGGACCAGCGTGTAGGGATGGCTCCCGAGGCATCGGTAGATGCAGTCGACGAGGCCCATCGTCGTCTTCCCGAGCTGGTTGCCGGATCGCGCCAGCTTGATGGGCGCGGAGCTCGACAGGAAGGCCAGCTGGGGCGGCGTCGGGTTGAAGTAGGCGAGGGGGTCAGCGACTGCCCTGCGCTGCAAGGTGTCCGCCGCACGCGCGAGGGCCGATAGGCTCATGCGTCGTCAGTCCCCGTCTTGACCAGGCGCAGGGGCGACCCGCCGCGCCGGATGGCGACGGCTTCCTCGATCCTCTCCAGGTGTTGCGGAGGCAACTGCGCCACGGCCTGCACGATGATGCCGAGGAGCTGCTCGTCGCTCATGCTCTCGTCGGGGCGGTTGGCCTTCTCGATCGCCGCGTCGAGATCCGCGCGCGTCTGGAGCGCCCGAAGCTTCAGCGCCGACACCGCCTGCCAGCTTCCCGACTCCGTCGCCCGCTCCGCACACTCCTCGAGCTGCGTCACGCTTGCCCGCAGGTAGTCCACAAGAGGCAAGGTTGCCGCCTGTTGCGGGTCTAGGGCAGGCTTCTTCCGATAAGGTCCACGGCGGTTTTGTGGCATGTTTTGGCCTTTTCGGGTCAAATATGAAGGATAGCGCAAGAAAGTCGAGGTGCGAGAG